TGTGACCACGCAACTGTAAAATATTCTAATTATCTTTTCGTGCTTCATATAGTAGTCCTCAGTACTCAGTCCTCAGTCATCGGTCCTCAGTCCTCAGTCCTCAGTCCTCAGTCCTCAGTCCTCAGTCCTCAGTCCTCAGTCCTCAGTCCTCAGTCCTCAGTCCTCAGTCCTCAGTCCTTCTACCGATCCTAGAAATTTTCGCCAAGCTGCAATTCTATGCGCCGCAAGGGTTTTCAGGTTAGTTAGCACTGACTGGGGGGGTTTTGACCTGGATTCCAGGTGGTGGCGCCATAGAATAGGGGCGTCCTACGAACACCCCTATTATCTGTCCCATTTTGGAACTTGCACCGCCCAGTCTGTGGACGCAAGGCGGCACCATTTTTCCACGTTGCGGATTGCTCGCACCCGTATGGCCTTCCCATCCACCTTAATTACGCGGGCGCTATCTGCCCCCAGCAGGCGGTTTAGCTCGATACTGAACCCGTTAATGCCTCCAATTCGACCCCCGCTGAATTGTCGGTAAAGTTCAAATAGTTTCCCCGTCGCCCAGATGTCCGGCCCATTGTCCAGGTCATCACACTCCTGCAGGAAGAACTCCACCGCGCCACGTGACGCGGAGACTGCAGCTTGGCGTGCAGCACTATCTGGCCCACGCTGCATGGGGTCGTACCCTGTCAGATCCACCCCCATCGCCCACCCCACCACGCGCTCGGCACAATGCTCGTGGTCCCGTAGGTCAGCCAGCACCTTAGCCTGTGCGGCGGTCAATACCTCGGAACCGCAGAAATAATTCCACCGTCGCTCGTTATCGGGGATGCCGTAAACGGTCTGCAGGTTAGTCGTCACCCAGAGGCGCACGCGGTTGTCTACCTCGTACTGCTTAGTGCCCTTGCCCTCCACCGTCAGGCGCGGGTTGCCTACGAGCTTCTTCGTAGCTTTATCCAGCACGCCACCCTCCCACTTGTCGCTGGGTGGCTCGTCATAATACGCCAGCAGTTTACCCACCAGCGGCTCGTTGAACTTGGTGGTCAGCTCCGTCCCCACCAGCACGAACAAGTCCCCCAGCGTGCGTGCCAGGATACTGAGGAGCAGACCCTTACCTGTGCCGCCCTCATCTGCCAGCGCCACGGCGTTCGAGGTGGTCTCCATCGGGTGACGGATCATGTGGGCGATATGTTGCCGCAGCCAGATCCAGTGTGCCTCGGTGTCGCAGAAGCGGCGCAGGTGGTCGTCCAGCACGTCGAGGCTACGCTCCTCTATTATCTGCTCCATTTTGGGCCAGCGGCGGGTGAGGTTAAGTTTACCGTCCAGCACTCTCACCGGCTCCTCCCCCACGTGCGGGATGACCACGCAACGGCCAGTCACCGCCGTGCGGAACTTCCAGGTTAGCCAGCCCTGCCCCACCGGCACCAGCTGCTTACCGGACTTGTCCAGTTCCTGCAGCGGGGCGGTGTCTACCAGGAACTCGGCCTTACTGAGTGTTACTAAACTACCCGCCAGCTTACATACCCGCCCGTCCAGCACGGCGTAATGCTCGTTCAACCAGCGGTAGTCCTCACGCGGCAGGATCGCCGGATGCTCCGCGCTGTACTGCAGCGCGTCGAGCAGGCTGCCGCCGCCCACCAGGTAATCATCTATTTTCTGCTCGGCGTCCTGCACCGTGGCCGACCACCTGAGACACCGCACCTCGGCACCTCGGCCAAGCAGGCCGTCGTACAGGTTAGCCTCGGCGCCCTGCACCATCACGTTATCGTGGTGCCAGTCAAAAACTATCCACACCGGGCGCTGGAGTTTACCGCCCTTGAAGTACACGTGACGGGTCTCACGTTGCAACGCGCCGTAGTTCGTTACCCCCGGCACGCTGACCACGCTCCCCAGCAGCCCACCACGTATTAGTGCGTCCTGCAGGCAGAGTGCTTTCTTCTCCCCCTCCACCACCCAGAGAGGCCACATTACATCCCGTGCCAGTAGCTCCGCGTGCGGGGCGGTTAGCGCCGGGTGCCTGGGCCAGTAGCACGTGGGGGGTATGCCCTTGCCAGCACCCTCCTCGCGCCCGTACCTGTGATCCTTGTCATCTGTATGGTTGCGGCGGGCGCTGACGCGGGTGTATTCGCCGTCCATGTCGTGGTAAGGCATATTGTAATGCCCTGCGCGTAGCTCGAAATTATTAAAATCCGCGAGATCCGCGCTGATCCCCGACCCCTGCAGCTGTTTAATATACCAGTCCAGGTCGCTGAGTCCGTCGGTGGCGACGGCGTGCATTGTGAACTGATCCTTGAATCCTGCCATTTGTCAATCCCCTTATGTGGTGTCTAGTGTTGTTATTCTCTACTATATGTAGTAATGTTCGTGCTGCTGGCCTCGCCAGCCCTCTCTGTGGTGGAGATGTAGCCCTCGGGTCTTCGGACTCGGGGGTTTTTTATGTTACACCTAAAACTGTGCGGAGTGTGTTAGGTATATCCTCGTAGTTGCAGTACCCCCAGCCCTCATGCTCTAATCCTCCTACACCACAGGAGAACACGCCATGACCAATGAGCAACTTTACGACGTAATTTACGAGCTAACCCGTAAGAATCTTATTCTGCTAACCGCGCTGCGGGAGATCGCAGACATCCACCGCCCACCAGAGTGCTGCGCTACTGTAGCAGCGGACGCCATTAAGGAGGCTACCCCATGCTGACTCTCTCTGAGAAGGCCGCGCTATTCGAGCTGCTTGCAAGCGGCACCTACACCATTGCCAAGCTGCTGCGCCCCGACGCGCCCAGTGAGGAGCAGTATGAGCTTATGCTGGAGATTGATGCCAGTTTAGCGGAGGTATTCGCGCATGAGTGAGCAGCTGGAGTTTATTACCTCTGTACCCGTACCCCGCGCTGCCATGCGCGAGCGTGCCGACGCGCTGAACGCTGCGTGCTGGCGTCTTGACTCTGAGGCCGCACGTAGCATGGTGTTCGGGCTGTACGCGCCGTGGGTGGATGAGTGCCCTGGCCTGCTAACCAACATCCAGCTGTGGGGGGTGTACCCCGACGCGCAGGACTATATGCGGGACGCTTGGCTCTCCGTGCTGGACGCCCCTGAGTATCAAGATATTTGCACACACCTACTGGAGCTGTACTCATGAATGATGATTGCCCGAACTGTATGAGACTACGCGCCCTACTCTCCCCGCTGGAGGACAAGGCGTTCACCCGTAGATACCGGGAGAATGAGCCGTTGGAGTGGATACAGACCCAGAACTCCACGCGCATGGGGCATACCCATTATCGGGTGCGGCTCGCAGATCTGTGGCTGCAGACGTTCCCAGGCACTAAGTATTCCCCCCTCGACCTCACCAAGCTGGGCCGCACGTTGCAGGCGCTGGGGTGGTCCCGCACCAAGATCGACGGCACGCTGTACTTTGCGATCCCTGTGGGGGATTTATGACCGCACACGAATGGCCGGAAGCGGCAGCCGTTAGGCTGTCCGACTTGATTGCGTTGTTATGCGGCATTTAATTAACGGAGAAAAACATGATTAGTTATTGGTTCTACCTCGCAGGCAGTGTATGTTTTGTTATTGGCACATCAATCGTTCTTATTGATAACTATAAAGCAGCACAACCAGAAAATAGTTCAGCAGAGTATTGCGTTGCATGCGATGGCGCTGGGGATGTATTTACACCAGACGGCACTGTTATTTATTGTGATTGCATTCACGCTGAACGGCTAAAGCAGCGCAACGATGACGTATAACCCAGAGCTATGGGGCGAGCGTAGCGAGTCCAACGAACGGAGTGAGTGACCATGAGCGAATTGTTATGTATCGTAAACCCGACCGAGCATGGCTTTTTTGAAGCGGCTTTGTATGTTGACGGATATGAAGAAGGTTTAGTGCCTGACTTCTGGTGTACTGGAAAAAAAGGCGGAACAAGGGAAGAAATACAATCCAAGGTGCAGCGCGAATATAAAGGACAGGTAATAAAGTTTGTAGAAGGCGTTACCGGAGTTTGCGTTGAATGTGGAGAGAATCATAGCGAGCTTGAAACTGTATGCGTTGAATGCGGTGGAGAAGTGCAGAGCGATACATAACACTTTTATTATATGAGCGCGTTCGCTATTTTCCCTATACACGCGAACGGATTAACAGGAGAGAGTTTATGGAACAAGCTAAACGTGATAAGTGTAATGAAGTTTTGGGTTTAATGCAGGACTACGAAGTTAGCATCAAGGATCTATCTAGCATTCTCGGGGAGTTTTCTTTAGATGGCGGGCTTACAGAAGTTCAGCAAAAAATAAAAGGGTTTCTGTACGCCGACCCGAAAATTATAGAGCCGGATAAGTGAGCAAGGCCACATACGTACACCTCACAGTACAAGTACCCCCAGCTACTATGCTTCAATGAACTACACCACAAACGAGAGGCACTACCCCATGAAATCACCCACAGAAATTACCCGCCAAGAACTTGACCAGGTTGTACTGGACTGGAGAGCTGCACGCGCCGAGCGCCTTGAACTGCAGAAGATGGTCGATAAGGTCGAGGCACTGGAGACCCAGTTAAAGACGCTCATTATTGACGCCATGACCGAGCAAAAGTTCGAGGGCGTTATCGTCGGCGGTCGCAGCACCAGCGTCACCGAAAAAACTATCCCCATCTGTGAGGACCGCGCTGCGTTCGAGGCGTACATCTACGAGCATAAGGCGCTTGATCTCCTACAGTTCCGCGTAGCCACCAAGGCCGTCGAGCTGCGTCAGGCTGACGGGATCGCAGTACCTGGCATTGGCAGCATGACCCAGTACGCGATCTCGGACAAAAAACTATGAGCCGCGTCGTCAGTTGGTTCAGCTGCGGTGCCGCCTCTGCCGTGGCGACTAAACTCGTCATTGCGGAGGGTAGCCCAGTGACCGTGGCGTATTGCAAGGTGCGCGAGGAGCATCCTGATAATGTGCGCTTCTTAACAGAATGTGAGCAGTGGTTCGGACAGCCCATCACTGTGCTGATTAACGAGCACTACGACGGCTCGATCATGCAGGTCTTCGAGACCAACTATATGCGCACACCATCGGGATCGCCCTGCACCCGTGCGCTCAAGCGGCAGGTACGGCTCAAGTTCCAGCAGCCCACTGACACCATAATCCTTGGCTTCACCGTGGAGGAGGAGGACAGGCTGAATGATTTTATCGACCGCAACCCTGAGTGCGCGGTGCGTGCCCCGCTGATAGAGCACCAGCTGACCAAGGGCGAGGTGCTGGCGATGGTCGAGCGTGCTGGTATAGAGCTGCCCGTGATGTATAAACTCGGGTACGAGCATAACAACTGTGTCGGCTGCGTGAAGGGCGGCATGGGGTATTGGAATAAAATACGGATTGACTTCCCTGAGCAGTTCGCTGCGATGGCCGAGCTGGAGCGTAGGAAGGGCTATACCGTACTGAAAGACCCGAAAGGCCCTGTGTACTTGGACGAGCTTGACCCAAAACGTGGGCGCCTGTCTGACGAGCCGCAGATCCAGTGTGGTATTTTTTGTGAGGAAGCTGAGATGAGGTATTCCGCGTGAGAACTCTGATATTATTACTGACCCTGTGCGCCGCAGTACCCGTGCAGGCCGTACTACCCCGGTACGATCAAGTCTGCTTCCAGGACTGTATGAATGCCGGATCCAACCCGCAATACTGCGTACATAAATGCAAATACTGAGGTAATGAGTTATGAGTAACGAGATCGTAAACTACAATGACCAACTGGCAGCACTGGCTAAACGTGCAGTCGAAGTCGAACGCCCACAGGGCAGCACCATCGGCCTACGCGCTGGGCAGCTGACCTACCAAGGCACCGCAGTACCTGGTAACAAGCTGGACTGCATCATTATCGCCAGCAGTTTTGCCAACCTCTACTACGAGGGTACATACGACCCTGATAACCTGTCCAATCCCAGCTGCTACGCCTACGCGGAGGCCGAGGGTGATCTGGCACCGCACCCCGACGCAGCCAAGCCGCAGCACGAGACTTGTAAGGGCTGCCCGCAGAATGAGTTCGGTAGCGCGGATAGTGGTCGAGGTAAGGCGTGCAAAAACTCTAGGCACCTGGTACTTATTCCCGCCAGCACCACGGTGGAGGACGTAGCAACTGCCGAGATGGCGGTGCTTAAACTGCCTGTCACCAGTGTTAAAAATTTCTCCCAGTACGTGCAGAAGTGCAACACGCTGTACTCGCGCCCTCCGCTGGGTGTCATCACCACCATCACCACGGCGCCAGATCCCAAGTCGCAGTTCAAGGTGTTGTTCCAGTCAGGTGAGCTGGTGGACGGCGCTATGGTCGGGCCATTACTGGGTAAGATCACCGAAGCACTCCAGCTGGTCGAGCGTGTGTACGACGCACCACAGGACGCCCCACCTGCCGCTGAGGGCAAAAAGAAAAAGTTCTAGGAGGCCGTATGGCTAAGAAAGGCAAAGGTAAGGGCAAGCCCTGCTGAAACATACCGCACCTACTTCTGAGGGGTCGTAGGTGCGGTATCCACCACAAGCGAGAGACGAGATGCTAACACTTGATATTGAGACCGCTGCCATCGAGCAGTTCAAGCCGCTGCTCCCCAAGCCCGTGGGCATTGCGATCCGCTGGGAGACTGGTGAGTCCGAGTACCTGAGCTTCGGCCACCCCAGCGGCAATAACTCCAGCTGGTACGACGCTGAGGTATTGCTGCGGCACATCTGGCACCGCGAGATGCTGACCCATAACGGCACGACGTTCGACATCCCTGTGCTACAGCATTGGTTTGACCTACCGCCACGCGACCCGCTGCTGACCCACGATACCCTGTACTTGGCGTACCTCAATAACCCCCACGCAGTGAGCTTATCACTCAAGGATCTCGCACATGACTTATGCGGCATGGCACCAACCGAGCAGCGCGACCTGCAGGACTGGATACTCGCAAATACTAGCTGTAAGAGCCGCGCACGAGCAGGTGGCTTTATCAGTGAGGCCCCTGCCGAGCTTGTCGCTCCCTACGCGATCGGTGACGTGGAGAGAACCTGGGCGGTGTGGGAGAATCTGCGGGGGTTGGTCTTGCCCAAGATGCAAGGCGCTTACGACCGCGAGCGCAGACTAGCCCCGATCCTTGTGGGGATGCGTAATCAGGGTGTGCGACTAGATGTAAAAAAACTACAGGCTGATGCGGCTGACGCTGAGACTGAGCTGGAGGCATTAGATGCGAAAATCCGGGACGTACTACACACGCCAGAGCTTAACATCGACTCGGACGCGGAGGTCGTCACGGCTCTGCAGTCCCAAGGTTTTACTGGGTTTGAGAAGACGGCTACAGGTAAGGACTCAGCGGCTAAGGGTAGCCTGGATGCCGCGCTGGAGTCGGACCCCGCCCTCCGCGCCGTTCTCGCTCGCCGTTCGGAGCTATCAACCCTTCTCTCGACTTTTATGCGCCCGTGGCTCGACCAAGCTGGGGATACCGGCAGGATATACCCCGCGTATAACGCGGTACGCAACCCTGACGGGTTCGGCACTCGCACCGGGCGTCTAAGCTCTAGCCAGCCCAACCTCCAGAATGTACCTCCTGTGATGCGACAGTACGTGCTGCCTGAGCTGGGGCATGACTGGGTGACTGGGGATTTTAAGAGCCAAGAACCTCGGCTCGCTGCGCACTTCGAGGACGGCGTGCTGCTGGAGGCTTTCCAGAAAGACCCTGAGCTGGACCAGTACCTCTGGATCGCCGAGATTGCTGGGGTCACACGTAAACAGGCCAAGACCATTTTTCTCGGGCTGCTGTACAGCATGGGTGTGATTAAATTGGCGGCACAGCTGGGCATAGGTGAGGGCGAGGCTAACCTGCTACGTGAGAAGATCAGGGCGGCATTGCCAGGTATCATGACACTTAACCGTGAGGTGATCGGGGCGTTCAAGCGTGGGCAGAGCATCACCACGCTGGGGGGTAGGGTGTATCATTGTGAGCCGAGTAAGGATGGCCGCAGCTTCGAGTACAAGGCGCTGAATGTTTTAATTCAAGGTAGCGCGGCAGATCAGGCTAAGGAGGCGCTGATCTACGTGCAGAGTAAGCTGCTGCGTGGTGAGCGTATCGTTGGCATGGTTCACGATGAAGCGTCAGTCAGCTGCAGGCCTGGGCGTACTAAGGCCGTGATGCAGATACTACGGGACGCTGCACTGGCGCTGCCATGCGATACCCCTATGCTCATGGACTGCGGGGAAGGTTCTACGTGGGGGGAGGCGAAATGATCTTTGACGTTTACCTGGATATTAAGCCACGCCCCGAGCCGCTGGTGGTGCAGTACGAGGCTGAGACTGCCGAGGATGCTGCTGACATGGTGCGTTACGACCTACAAAAACACAGCCTGCGCAGCTGGCGCATTATGAGAGTGGAGGTACCCCATGACACAACCGTGTAATCCCCGACCTAACGAGACACTACCTGACGTGGAGGCGTTCTTAGCGGCTGGGGGTAAGATCACTCCGGTAGCGCCGGGCGAAAGTGGCCTCGATCCTAAGTTCCACACCACACTGACCGCAGCGCAGAGAGCCAAGCTGGAGAAGGTTAAATGAGAGTATTGATTGCGTGTGAGTATAGCGGCGTATCCAGGCGAGCATTTGAGGCGCTAGGGCATGAGGTGTGGAGTGCAGATTTTGAACCCGCAGAAGATGGAGCAAAGAACCACTACCAAGGCGACGTTAATCACCTGATAAGCACACAGAGCTGGGATTTAATGATAGCGCACCCCCCATGCACTGATATTGCAGTGAGCGGGGCGGCATGGTTCAAAGAAAAGATTGCAGACGGCAGGCAACAACGGGCGCTGTATTTTGTTCAGCGGTTAATGGATGCGCCTATTGAACGGATTGCTATTGAAAATCCTGTAAGCGTAATTAGCAGCAAGATACGCAAACCAGACCAGATTATCCAGCCTTGGATGTTTGGGCATAAGGAACAGAAGGCAACCTGCTTATGGCTTAAAAATCTACCTAAATTGGTTGAAACCGATAACGTAAAAGAGGCAATGCTGCTGCTGCCAAAGAGGGAGAGGGAGAGACTGCACTACTTGCCACCATCACCTACTCGCTGGAAAGAGCGCAGTCGCACCTACCCAGGGATCGCGGAAGCATGGGCTGCACAGTGGGGGTCACTATGAGCTATGACAAACCAATAAGTTATTCCGGTAAGAAGCTATTCAAACAATGCCCGAAGCGGTGGCACAACACCTACGTGCTGGGTCAGCGTGAGCCAAGCGGCCCAGCAGCCGAGCGTGGCACCCGGTTGCATGAGAAACTGGAGAAGTTCTTTATCGAGCCGCACCGTGGGTACCCCAAGGATGACAAGGTGCTGGCGCCGTGGAGGCGCGTGATGGAGGCGCTGACGTTGTACAGCCCCACCCCAGAGGCTAACCTCGCCGTGGATAAGGACTGGTCGCCGGTAGCGTATGATGATCCAGCTGCATTCTACCGAGGAAAGGCAGATCTTATGTTTACCACGTGTGGAGAGCTGCACATCCACGATTTTAAGTCTGGTCGTAAGTACCCTGAGCACGAGGAGCAGGGTCTGAGCTACGTGGCCTTGTCTGCGGAGTATCCCCGTATGCACACTTGTTTCACATACCTTGATCACCCGCTGGATATGCTGGAGTTCACCTACACACCCACACAGCGCGAGGATCACATCGCGGGGCTGATAAACGAAATAAACGAAATACGCGCTACGACTGAGTTCCTACCCAAGGCCAACGATGGGTGCAAGTGGTGCCCGTTATCGTGGCGCAAGGGGGGAGATTGTCATGCCGCGCCTTGAGTCTGCGCTGGAGAAGGCCATCAAGGTCAAGGTGCTTGAATGGGCCGAGGCGCAGGACATTAGTGTGCTGTACCTCAAGTTCACCCCTGCAGGCATCGTTGGCTACCCGGATCGTATTGTGCTGATCGAGGGGGGCGGTGCGTTCTTCGTGGAGGTGAAGCAGAAGGGTAAGAAGCCTGGCAGGTTGCAGGCGCATATACATGAGATCCTGCGGTACATGGGGTTCACAGTTCTAGTAGTTGATGAGGTGCAGAGTGGTGTGGAGCAAATTACGCGAGAAATTCTCACCAAGGCCGGAGCAGCACCGGGGAATTGAGCTGATCCTGCGGGGTGAGGGGGCGAGAATTCTGCTCCACCCTGGAAAAGGTAAGACCGCCACGGTACTTAAAGCGTTCTGCATACTTAAAGCCGCTGGGCACGTGGACAAGCTGGTTGTATTCGCGCCCTTGCGAGTTATTACCACTAGCTGGCCTGCGCAGCTGTCCTACTGGGAGGATTTCACACACCTCAGTTATACTGTCGTCCACGGAGATCGGCGGGCACGGATGCTCGAAGATGTAGATGTCTACCTCGTAAATTACGAGGGGCTATTGTCAAAAGAGTGGGTGCCTGGCGGGGCGCACATCACAGAGTTCTTAGCGCGTGGCCGGTATATGCTCGCGTGTGATGAGTCCACCAAGCTGAAAAACTCAGCCAGCCGCCGGTTCAAGGTGCTTAAAAAGCTCCTGCCCCACTTCTGGCCTCGCGTCATCATGACCGGCACCCCCAAGCCTAACCACCTGGAGGACTTGTTCGCGCAGTGTTACGTGACCGACCGTGGCAAGGATCTCGGGCAGTATGTTACAGCGTTTAGGTCCCAGTACATGATGCGCCACCCCAGCGGGTTCGGCTACGCCCCCCAGCCCGGCGCTGCGGAGAGGCTTGCCAGTAAGATCGCCCCCACCACCCTGCAGCTGGAGTACGAGGAGGCGGTGCCGAGTCAGGTCATCCCGATCTGGGTGCCTATGCCCGCCAGCGTCAAACCATTCTACGACGAGCTGAAAAAAGAAATGCTTTCCACGCTGGGGGACGATATTATCATGGCGCCCAACGCGGGGGTATTGTTCAATAAGCTCCGTCAAGTCTGCCAGGGCGCACTTTACACTGCAGAGAACGTGTGGCAGGTGCTGCATGACGCCAAGCTCGACGCGCTGGAGAACATTATTGCCGAGCTGGATGGTGAGCCGGTGCTGGTCATGTACCAGTTCAAGCATGATCTTGCCCGCATACAGGAGCGTCTGGGGTATGAGGTGCCGCACATAGGCAGTGGTGTCAGCGCCACGCAGGGCGCGGCATGGTGTAAACAATTCTCTGCTGGCGACATCCCCGTGCTACTGGGCCACCCGCAAAGTATTGCGCACGGGGTAGATGGTCTGCAGCAGTCGTGTAGTAACGTGGTGTGGTTCGGGCTTGATCAGAGCTGGGAGAATACATACCAAGGCAACCTGCGCGTAGTGCGTAGCGGCAGTAAAGCCGAGCAGGTCTTTATTTACCAGATCATGGTGGAGTGTGCCACGGAGCGTAGCGTGTTGCGCAACGTGAGTGGGAAGCAAATTAGTGAGGCTGAGTTTTGCAGGTTGCTGCGAGAGGAGTTGGTGAGTGAATAATTGCCCGTCATGCTGCGCTGCAGACTTGGTGCAGGTGTATAACGCTGCGCGTCAGATCACGGTGGGGTGGTATTGCCCAGGGTGCCACTACTTTGACCGCGCCATCGGACGGGAGCGCCTACTAGGTATATCTCCGCATGACAACAGCACTAAACAGGGGTACTGTGAAGTTGTACCAAAAAATCACACCACAGGAGAATTACCATGAAGAAATTATTTTGGATCGGCGTGGCGCTACAAGTCGTTATCCCCACACTCAGCTGGCAGCTGCGAGACGCATGGTTGGACATCCCCGCCATTCTGTACCTACACACCTACCTCCCAGTATTCGGGGTGGGTATCATGCTATGCAGTAAGCGGTGGGAGCTGTGCTCCGCTTGGTTCTTGGCACTCAGTTTATCCAGTAATCACTTTCTCTTACTGGGAGTGCCACAACATACCGTCGCAATGGTATTACTAGCCTTGGCTACGCTGTCGGCTGTTCTTGCGCTGCTGCGGCTTCCTGCGCCTGACGCATAGCAATGTACTGGTCCAAGGTCATGTCTGCGGGGATGGCGCCCGTAGCCTTGGCCTCCTCATAGTCCAGCTTATAGTTGCGTACTTGCCCAGCGGTAGGGTCTACTTGCGAGGCAACCATTGCCCTAATATCTTCTCTATCATCAAACATCTGCGAAGTCCTCTGGATTATGGGGTCTGTAAGTCATCATACCACCCACGCTGGAGGATGGTGGTTATAGCGTTGGGATTACTAACCGTAGTTAGTACCCCGCTTGTGGCAGAGAGTCTAGCATCTATCTCCCCACTACCGCTATTACACATTGTAAAATTAGTAGCCGAGGGCGCCCCAGTTTGCGTACCAATGAGCGCGAACCGGCCGCCAGTCAGATCCATCCGAACACCCAACCTAGCCAGCGTATTCGGAGGGAGACTACTGCACACCGTGATGCCATTCTCCACAATAGTAGCTGGAGTGCGATCATACCGCTGGTAGGTATTTAATGCTGCAGTGACAAACTGCATGAACGAGTTGGCTGCCCCCGTCATCTGCACCCAACCGATCCTGCGGTACTTGGTGAAGCCAGCGCCTGCAGCTGCGGCCAGTAAGTTGGTAGCCGTAGCGTTATCGTCGTAACCTGCATCGCACGTACCGTCAGGTTTCATGATAACGAACATCCGATACCATGCGTTCGCCACAGGTGCGCCTGGGAAGCCACGTGCTCCTGTCGGAGCTGCAAGTGTTCCGGCACCCTGTGCCCACGCCTGATCTGCACGCTTGTATATGGTGACAGCAGATATACCAGTTAGGGTGTTATCTGCACTAGAGATCGTACCGGGGGAGATAGCTGCTCCGAACAGCCCTGCCAGCGGCACAGAGTTGGTGTCTAGCTTAAATCCACTGATCAGCCCAGGTACCGGAGCGCCCATAGTAGCCCACGCGGTACCTGCATCCACAGCATACTCAGGAACACCCAGTGTGGTATTGAACCGGATACTGCCTTGTGTCTGCGGGGATGGGCGTTGGGCAGTTGTACCTGCCGGGATTACGGCCGCGCCCGTAGTACCGAGTCCGTAAGACCCCTCTACCAAGACCTTGGTAGTAGGCCCCGCAGCTGGAACAGTCACCTGGATGTCACGTGTCACCACGTTGCCGGGCACAGGGCCGTCTTTAATAAACTTACCTGTCGCCCCGTTGTATATAGCCATGCCGTTCGCAGTGGCTGTGGCGGGGCCAGTTACGTTACCCACTCCCACCCCACCGATGGTTGAGTTGCCCGGCAACGCCCACGCTCCCGTAGTCGTATTTATCGCCACGGCGCTGACGGCGTTACCTGTCGCTGGATTATACGCAATCAGGTTGACGTTACCTGCGGGGTTATCTGCCTGAATTGCGAACCAGCGGAAGGCTCCGTTATTAATCAGGAATTCCGCGTCTCCACCAGCAGGTGTCACCTGCAACGTCAGTGTGGGGGTGGTACCCTCTACTGTTGCAGAGTTGGCGAACACCGGGGCGGTGGCCGAGCTTACCGGCACCCACGTGCTCTGGAAGCGTCCGTAGGTGAACGTATCATTGGGCGCATCTGCCAGCGAGTTTGAAGATCCGAACAGGTACTGCCTGCTAGAGCCGCTGAAAAAGGCAAAGTTTACGTTCGGCGTGGAGAAGTTGGTCATCCCCCCAGTGAACAGTATGGCGGCAATAAACACCCCGGTTGCCAAGTATGATGGCGGCTGGAAGTTGCTGCTATCCAGCATATAGTGGCCCACAGCTGTAGTGTAGGTGGCGTACTTCTGCTGGCCGTAGACCATGAAATACTTACCATCTAGCAGGTACAGTCTGTGGATCGCGCACTCAGGGCCAGTGACTGGCGCCAGTGTGCCTGCGCCATTCGGGTCGTACTGTGCGGTATCCACCAGCGTGGTGACGTTGGACTTAACATTAGCGCCACGCACTGGGATAAACGAGATGTCCGTGCCCGCAGCTACTTGCAGCACGTTGGGGCTGTAGATATTGGCGTTACTGGCACCCGGCAGCAATACAGTACCTGCTGCGATGTCCAGCGTCAGGTTAGCTGCGTCGCCAGTGAGCTTACCACCTGTGACCAGTGTGTTCGTCACCAGCGAGATAGCATCCCGCATCAGGTAGCCGTCGTCACCGAGGATGGCAGGTCGCTGCACCAGAGCTGTCAGTGTCACCCCGTCTGTATGTTCCACGGTGCAGATGTAGACGTAGTTTCTCATCTGCTCAGGTGTGATCACGTTAGGCTGCAGGAATACAGTCCCCACACCGGCACTCTGCCCCATCAGGACGTGCGTGCACCATCCAGCACCCATTGTAGTGATGGGGGCAGTTATTTCCGGCCATGAAAATCTTATGTTAGGGTTGGTCACGGATGGTTGCCCCGGTGCAACAATAACACCACTGCCTGCAGGGATAACCACGCTGGTGCCTGAGATCACGGGTGCGGGGTACGCGCCCGTAGAGTCAGGTCTAGCCCACCCAGATACCGAGTCCTGAGCCTCAGTTCTAGCGGTAGAGGTCGCCGTGGAGGAGATCAGGATAAACTTTGTGCCGTCGTAGTACGCGACATAGTAATTGCCCGCCAGCAGATCCCCACCGATCAGAGGCGACTCAGCGGCTGTGACAATAGATCTGCTGCCCACGTAGGACACATCTATCGTCATCGGGCCAGTATTTGTTACCGGCTGGAACCACCCAACGATAGTGCCAGGTGAGTAATTAGCTGGTGTGCCACCACCCCAACCGACCAGCGTGCCAGTGATGTTGTTAGTTGCAGTTGGTGGTACGTTCGCCAGCTGGCTGACGTTACCATCCTGCGCGTACCCCAGCGTGAGGTACTGGTTACGTGCGGTGGCGTCACTCACACCAGTATGGTGGTAGCCATTCATGGGGAGGTTATTGATCGGATTAGTCTGCCCATCTGCTGCGATACTGCCCGTCAGAGCCGCTGCGATCTCGGACATCGTGGTATTCGCCCAGTCAGCCTCAATGATCGTGCCTGGAGTGACTGGATTACCTGCTGGCAACAAAAAAGTGCCTGACCCGTTGCGGCTAATACGACTACCCTCCTTCCATTACAGCACCTTTTATGCTAGGCTGTAACTTCACTAATAGTTATGGATCTAAAGATGCCGTTCAAGAACCCGCACCCGCTTTACGCAACATGGCAAGCCATGCTACGCCGCTGTGACAGCCCTAATAACCCAGCGTACCACAGGTATGGGGGCCGTGGAATCACCGTCTGCACAGCTTGGAACACCAGTTTCGCACAATTCTTATCCGACATGGGTGCGCGTCCGCCCGGCCTGACACTGGAGCGCGTGGACAATGATTTAGGGTACACCCCTGAGAACTGTAAGTGGGCGCCCCGAAAAGAACAATCTCGCAACAGAGCCTGCAGCGTAGTGCATATTGTCGAAGGTGTAGAGGTCAACATTGCCGATACCGCTAGGGCACTGGGCTTCAAATATGACACCATCGCAGAGAGAATACGGAAGGGGCTTACCCTTGCTGAAGTCATGCACCCAACAAAGGTGGTCAATACTACAGGGTTCGCGCTTGGTGGCCCCGCCAATGGTGCCAGGCAGCGTGCTAAGACCCACTGCCCACAAGGCCACGAATACTCCCCCGAGAATACCGGGCTACGTGGAGCTTGGAGGTACTGCAAGACCTGCAAGCGCGACAGAACCCGTGCAGCCAAGAAAGCCATCAATAAGTCTCCTGTGGAGTGATTGCAGGTGCCGAGTATATATTAGTCCCGCGCAGTAATGCGGCGACTGTCTTGCGCACGCGCTCTTTTTCAGCCTGTTTAGCTGCTGCTGCGACCACAGGCAGCCCTAAGTTTAATAGTGGCCCAACACCAAGCCCCGAGCCAGCTGCCAGTAGTGCAGCCTGTGTGCCCGCCATAGTGGCATACTCTGACTTCTCAGGTGTAAATTTAGGTAGTGGTGCCCGATCTGGGGATGCTACTGAGCGCGGTACCCGCTGAGTCTCAGGCAGCCCACGCAGCGCGGCATACAACTGCTCGCGGGTAGGCTGGTGCCCAGTGCCGAGGTCCAGTCTACGCTGCACAGCGCCCAGATCCCAACCACCGGCTACAGGGTCTACCCCAACTTTCTGCAAATTACTGCCCAGCGCGTATTGTGCGCGTCCTGTAGCCACCGCATCAGCCAGCTCCTCTGGAATGTTAGCCTCAAAACGAGCGTCTAACGCCTCTAAAATGTTACGCAACTGCGCCCTGTGCGTGCTGTCATTGGCGGTACGGATGTCGGAGGTAAGCTCGGAGCGAATATCCTTGTAGAGATTGCCCGGCATAATGCCTGCATCCCCGCCAGCGTCGGCAATTCTCTGCGCGTACCCCGCCAGGTTGGCGCGGGAGTCTCGCCCAAGTCCCCGAGTAGCTACGCCCGCCTGCGCAACACCCACTACAGGCGCAACATCCACCTGTATGGGGGTGATCAGGTCGCCATACTGCCGACCCTGCTCGGACTTCATAACGTCCAGCTCGACCTTAGTGCCTGGCGCACGGGGCCAGCCTGCTGACGTAGCCAGCTGCTCACGGGCAGTCTGCTCCTGTGCAGCACGTTGTGCGTTATTTGCAGTCACTGCAGCAGTCTCATCGGCCAGTGCTTGCGCGTCCAACTGACGATTACTTTCCCGTACTGCGGCCACCTCGGCGTCGTTTTCAGCCCTACCCGCCACGTTACGTGCGTTCAGGCGACGATGGTACAGCAGTGGGGTGTAATCCAGAACCTTGTCGGCCACGGACTGCATCGGCCTGCTACGGAGAGTAGCGCCGAGAGTAGGAATTAGCGCCCCAAGCCCTGCGCCCACTTTAACATTGCGCTCACGTGATTCGCCCGGTGCAGTAGGTGTCAATGCCCCGAACCCGCCACCGATCGCGCCCTCACCCAGTAGTGCGGTGACTAATTTAGCGCCTGCAGGTGCTGCTGCTACGGTCTTGGTGACGCCTACCCCTGGAACAATAGATAGCCCGATGTCTGTGCCCAGCCCGCCCAGACCCCCCAGCCCGCTGTCCGTAATAAACTTGTCCTTCTCACGTGCAAGTCTCTCCTCCTCCTGCAGCTGCAAGGATTTTACAGGGTCTGTGGTGACGAGCTGTTCGATAGCCCGCCCCTTACCTCTGAGGTTGGCCTTCGCCCCCTCCAACATTACCTTGCCAGCGCCCATCTGACTAACATCATACTCGCGCTGGATCTCACCCTTCCGCTTCTCCTCGTAGGCAGCACGTGCCTCGGGGCTATCGGCGGCGGCGCCTGTAAACACCCCACCGGCCTCCTCACGCTGTTTAGTTAGGTACGCGATACTGGCAGCCTTTTTGGCTACAGGATCTCCAGATTCAGCCGCTGCACGCAGCTCTACCTCCAGCTCGTCCAGTGTTTTCGCGGGGGGCGCGGTGTATTTAGCCTCCAGCTCTGCACGGGAGGGCTTCGGTGCGCCGTATTTAGCCTCAAGCTCTGCGCGTGCGCCCATCGTCAATGATCCTCGTCCCAGGCCTGTTGTTCTTCGGGCGTCATGCGGTCGTAGTAAGCGGGGCGGGCAGTATACTCACCACCTCCGTCGCTCGGCGGCCCGTACTCCCCAGCCTCAGCCTTACGGGTTATCTCCTCCATCTTGAGGAGATACCGTTCCATGGATGCGCGGCTATCACCTGCCTTCGGCTGCATACTCATTGCCAGCTTAATGTCAGTATTCGATGCTGGGTAGAGTTGTTTTACAGTCTCAAAAGACATCTCAGACCCCATTCTACGGAGGTCGGCAGACATCGGTGACTCCTCCCCCTGCGCGGCCTGCGCGAGCAATCGTTCCACCATACCCGCGTTCTCTGGAATATCTACAGCTGCTGGGACGCCCACGCGCTGCTTGGTGGAAAATAGCTGCTCGTTAGAGGCCGGGTCTTGTAGCATAGTGCGCAGCCTAGCCGCGAGGTCTTTCTGTTTCTGGAGCGTAGCCACAGGGTCAACCTTACCCCTGACGGCGCCGGTCGCAGCGCGAGATTTTTTCTGATCAAGGTACGCTGCTAATGCAGCTTTCTGCTCCGGCGTACCATTCAGCGCGATGTCCAGCTCAGTAGGTGAGCGTGCCTCACGTGGTGCGCGAGTGGCGTTAGCCAGCCGAACATTGTCTTGGAATTCCTGCTCTTTAGCGGCACGTGCGGCTGCAGCTGCGCCAGTAATCTGCTCCTCAGTGAATGTGCCCGGTTGAACCGCATTGACTGCACGCATCCCCTCGGGGTCACGGCCGTACTGGAGGATCTGGTTTTTACCCAGTTTCTCAGGTTGGAGCATTTTAAACACGCCAGGATCTACCCCCACCTCAGTCAGTCCGACCATGGCACGAGCGTCTAAGCCCTCTGGGGCGCCCATTACAGCCTCCAGTGCGGCGCGGCGAGCATCCTCGGCCTTAGTATCTGCGTCCAACAGTGCGGTATCTTCCTGCTCGGCAAGCGCCTTATTTACAAGGTTGGCGCCTAGCCCACCCCAGTTCGTAGTAACAATGCCTGGGTGGCCGCCATACCCAGCAGTTTCAATAGTGCCGGGACTTTCACGATAATTCTTCAATCGGGTAGCCTGCCGCGCACGCAAGGCCGCAGCTAGGCGACTTGCTTGGCGGGCGGCACCAATATCCTCTGCAATAGCCATTTTAGCTCCGTATTAGTAGCGGTTAGGGCCAGTGGGCATCATTGGTGGTGCCTTGGGGTATGGTGCAGGAGGCCGCATTGCGCCTACTGGGGGCTGTGTAGGAGCAGGCTGTCCCCATACTGGGCCAGTAGCACCTAAGTTTTGGCCTGCAGCCTGTGCGACACCGCCCCAAACACCCCCTACAGGTGCAGTTTGTGCTATCCCGGCTTGCCGCTGGGCGGCATACGGGTCAGTAGCAGGTTGGATAGCTGCTGCGCCTAATGCACGCGGTCCACTATATGGACGCGGCATGGTATCCATAACTGGCATCTTTGGGCGTGGGCGACCTGGGCCATTGTTACCATGCGCTTGGGCGGTAGCTCGAAGTGCGTTGGCGTACATTTCTTGCGGGGTCATAGATACTCTCCTAATTAAGGTGTGTTCCACTGCTTATACGCAGCGGGTAGTGTAGTCGATAAGCCCTTGAATGCCTCGGACATTTGCGCGGCGCGTGCGTTATCTGCTGCCTGTGCGCGATCCTGTGAGCTGTTATATGCCCCTATAAGATCCGTAGACACTGCGCCACTAGCACGCCCAGCACCTGGTGTGTTAGGCTGTATGGACTGCCCAAAGCCCTGAAAGCCCATCGCACGGCTAAGTGGGCGGCCATAGTCATCCAACTGCTGCGCACGGTTCTGTGACTGCCCCGCGAGCTTGGCACCGTAATTCTGACGCTGATCCGCACTGGCGTTGAACCACGCATCCAGACTGGCCTTGGTACTAACATCGCCCTGGCTGTCCATCATATTTTTCATAGCGCGGTCGTAGGCCGGTGTGCCGGGCTGCAGTCCCTGCTGCCGCAGCTTAGTATTAAATTTTTCCATCTGGGCAGCTTGTTCTGTTGCCACCCCGAACATAGCACGCTCGCGGTACCTATCCGCATACACCTGTGGGTCTTCCCACTGGATCTGGTCAGGCCCCTTAAACTCGCCCTGTGCAGCAGCCTTCTCAGTCCAGTCCTGCGCAGCTTTTATGGCAGCGTCCTGCGACGCCTCCATCTCAGGCGCCATAGTCTGTGTGACTTGGTACCGCCCAGCCGAACCCTTTACAGCGGGGCGTGCCTCACGTGCCTCCTCCACCAAAACCCCGTGCTTATCGTACTTGGCGGGGCGTGCCTTAACCGCAGGCTTGGCCTTAACAGGCTTGATCCACCTACGCTCCTCCCTGCCGGTATTACTTATCAGATCAGGGTTGTTATACCTGTTCTGCTCCATCATCGCCTCGCGGTCTAACTGGGCCTGCATCATTGCCGCCGCCGCATCCCCGCCGCCACTGCCGCCACTAGGCGATCGTGTTGCGCTATATGCCCCTACAAGTGCCGTACCGGCACCAATATATACACCTGTCATGCTGCTTCCACCTCAAGTAAAGTGAGTGAGAACTCTGGATTGTCGCGCACAAAATCAGAGTAGAAAATTTCAAATATCTCGGCCTCTACAGCCTCTATAGTCGTGCAGCTCGTGGGGTGGATGGTAGTCCAGTAAGTATCCTCCTCCACCCAAAGTACCCGTTTTGTACCCTTCTCAGACTCAAACGTCAATGGCGCTGTACTGGCATCGTATATAACCGATCCGAACTTCTCCGTGCGCACAATGCACCGCCCGCTGGAGATAATGTTCATGTGCGACTTTTTATGTATTTTACCAATAATGAAGGACTTGGCGGGGAGGAATATCTGCCGCACGTAGACGCCATTGCTAAAATGGTGTGACAGCACACAGCTGTCCATGAACTCGTCCTGCAGGTGCAGGGGGATCTCCGCGACCATAAGCGCCTGCAGCTGCTCGATCTTCTCGCGGAACTCGGCTCGCTGTGCGACCGTCTTGATCTCCACCAGCCCAGAGTCATGTAATTCTGTACCTAGTAGGGTCAACTCCGTACTCATATCGCCCCCCCAGCCTCAAAAACAGTCTCGTATGCGACAAAACTTGTAGGTGCTACCGTTGTCAGTTGCACTCGCACAGCTGCGCAGAATCCTAAGCCTATCACGCTAGTCCATGGGCGGTATATAGTCAGTTGATTCCCCCATACACCCTCATCCCACAGCGCAGAATCCCACTCCGAAGATCCTGTAGTCGGGGGCTGCGGGGTGTAAAACGTCGTAGTGTCGCGCAGCTGGAAGTCCAACGCCAACGTCGCACGTATAACAGGCTCCAGTGATGCCTGGACGATAGGGCGCAGCAGCTTATAATGCTTGAGAGTGGTCGGGTCGCCATAATAATTGAACGCTGTCAGGAAGCTGCTAATAATGGGGGTGCCCCCAGATCCGTCGTAATCTACATTATCACGCGCAGGGTTCTTAACATCGTGCGCGAATACAGCCCCTTCCGCAGTTCCGAAATACACCGTACCCCTATACACTCCGAAACACGTAGCGAGGAGTCCGTACTCCCCCCACGCGCCGGTCTGGATATTCATAACAAACTGCCGGGCGACATCCGAAGCAGTTTCCGGGATAGATACCACCAGCGCATTCAGCCCCGTCAAGGTATGGATCTCCCAGTTCGGGCTAAACGATGCGCTCCGAACGAGTCGGGACAGCGTGGTGCTGATATTGCGCGACAACGTGTTCTCGTACAGCGACTCCGTAGCCGCACCGCTGACAACCTTGGAGATAGGCACCAGTCCCGCAGCAGTCAGTAGGATACAGTCCCCACCAAGATCTGCGTAGGAGATAGTGCCCACAGGTGCAGCCACAAAGTACGTACTGACAAGACTCCACGCAGTAGGATCTTCGGGGTCAGTACCTTGATAAATCGCAACGTCCCCAGCACTACTGCGCACCAGCATATTATCGTCCATACCGGCGCCAGAATCATACGACCAGGTGGCTAGTTCGTATAAAAAACCTCCGCGAGGCATGATCCCGTTAAAATGGAACGGGGTGAGCGTACCTCCAAGCGCGTCAGTGTCCAAAAACCACGCGGTCAGGGTGTCCGCCTCAATAAACCATAGCCGACCCTTGAAGACAATCGGGCGATCCAGAGAGCTGAGTGTGGTCGGCCCCCCCTCGACTACACCCGCACCACCACCAGTGCCAGAGGTGAACGAAGTCCACGTAGTGCCGTTATAGAGTGCAGGAGCATCCCGACCATTCGCCAGCACCAGATATTGCCCGCTGGGGAGGGAATACTGTGTAGTGGTTACTGCCCCATCAGTCAGTGGGTGAACTAGCAGCGCAGGGTTGATCGAGGTATCGTTACTAATGTCGTAAATCCCGCTATTGGTGGCTGCAAAAAACTGTTGTGACCCGTCAATGGCGTTGTATGTAAACAGTCGATCCACGTACTCAGGCAGCCCCTCCACCCACTTGCGGGTGCCTGCGCGGGTCTGCATTGATGAGTTCGCGGGGTAGAAATTGTGCATGGAGATTGCATACCCCTCCCGCATGGTGGGAAGGGGGTCAATGTCATTGATGCCCAGTATAGGCGCACCTGTACTGGTGATATTAGAGACACGCTGCTGCGCAGTGCCGCGTTGGGGCGTCATTGATTCCAGTTTCCATCCAATATATTGCCCCACCCGATCAGGGTGTTGCCACAGCCACTCGCCAAGTTAAGCACCGGGGCGCCCTGCCCCACAGCCTTCTCATTGGAGAGCATGAAGTCAAACTCACGCTGCAACACCGTGGTGTCAAAACCTTTAGCCGCCCAGAACTTGAGTTTAAGCCCCGTAACCATCAGGCGCTCGTCGAATAAGATCCCGTCGTCAAAATTGACAACCTTATCCCTAGCCTCATAGATATTAGAATGCTCAAGCACCCAGTTTTTAGAGATGTAATAGAGCGCGAACTCCTCCCCTGCACCTGGCACCGGGAACACATGGTACGTACCGTTCAAGATCCGATACTGGAATAACATCCCCGCAGAGACAATGCCGTACTTATTCCACGCCCATTGCTGGGGTGTGACCGGCCCCAACAATGGCCTGTTGTCTGAGGTTGCCCACTGAGTCTGATTCACCTGACGCCCGAAGTCATCGGGCACAGGGAATTCTTCTTTCACCCCATCCCCAGTGAACGTCATTGTCCTCTCTAATAGCTGCCAGTCGTGGGCGCGGATTAGCTCCTGCCCCAGCGCATTGAGCAGCCCTAGCATCTGGTATCCAGTCTGATCAGCAGCTGCTGCCTGTAGGCTAACAGTACCCATTCCCAGCTCTTGCAGCGCACTATTTACAATGCTTTGAGCTGTTACGTATGTTGTCATCCCAGTCTCCTAAAATCCAACCTCGGGGGTGCAACCACAAGGTTGGTGGGGCAAATACCCCCTAACCAGCCTTTTTAACTGTCTTGGCTTCCACAGCAGGAGCAGCCATTCTGGCCTCCAGTGCTGCCAGGCGTGATTTTAAATCTTCGTTCTCAGCGTGTAGCGCCGTGAAAGGCGCGGCATCTTGCGCACGTTGCGCCCACTCCCCAGCCTTGCGTTTTAGTTCATACAGGCCTGGCCCGCGAGAACACGCCTGATCACTCAAATCTGCCAGCTGCTCCAGCGTGCGTACCTTAATGTATGCCAACTCCTCGCGCACCGATGCGGTCAGCCACGGGATCTCAGTCAGTGGCGTGCCGACTAACTGCTCTATATCGCCCTCACGGAATTTGGCATACGCCTCCCTAAACCGCGCTTTATCTTGTGGGCGCACGGGTCTACGGACGATATTGGTGGAATTACCTGCAGCGATAATCTCTACGAAGGCGACATCTACGTACTTTGGGATGCCTGCAGTGTCGGTAGCTGCTTGGTCTAGCTCAGGGCGATAGTAAAAGCGTGCGTACACACCTTTCGCATCGGCCACGTTTACAAAATCATCTGGATTTACGTCGGATACTTCTCTCATGGTTGCACCTATTTAGTTGAAGTTTCACCGCTGTTATTTTTATCGCCTGAGGGTGCGGTGGTATCTATTCTAACCTCAGACGTACATTGAAACAGACAAATTGGCATCTGATCAGATGTTAGTAATGCTGGAGTCTTCTTGTTGTTGGCACAGCCGGACACTAGGAAAATAATCCAGAACGCCAGTGTAGCCACAGCACAGAATAATACCAGCTCCACCCTGTACCACTTCTTGCTCATAGTGCCGTAATCCCGTTAATTTCACTCTGCGTCTTGGCTACCGTGTAGATGCCAGCGCGGAAGATGAAGCCGTTGAACTCTACACCAGCAATGGCGACTGTATTTCCAATATATAGCGAAGTAACAGATGGCATCCCAACGCCGGAACCTGTTGTTTTTGCCACACCACCTTGTGCGCTTAAATGCGTCCCTGATATATGACTTGCTGCCCATTTAACGCGAGCGGTTCCAGCTGACGACCCAATCATATTTGATTTGTTCGATCCACCCGTGACAGTAAAGTCACTTGGAGTGGTTCCGTTTAGGAAAATTATTGAGCGATCAGTAGGAGAACTTTCAATGCTTACAAACGCACCTGATGTTGTCAGCGCGACGTCTCTCCTGCCATCCCCAAACAACGTATATTCCGCGCCGCTAAAGCCGGGGATGTTGGCTACCGGCACACTCAGCACATCGGCTGCGCGGGAGGCTGTGGCTGCACCTGTGGCGATGTAGGAGGTGGCGCGGGAGCCGGTTTCTACTTGGATGCCTGTTACGCGGAAAGTGCGGGCAGATTGTCCTGTAAACTTAGTTACTCCAATGCCTTGGGAAAATGAGAAGTTAGGCGTCATCACGCCAGAACATCTATAAACCAAAGATGTGCCAAGCCTAGTTACAAGCATCGAATCTGAAAACTCGGTGGCGGAGTTGGTTGTGAGTGAAAAATCGCCACTGTTATTAGTCAGGCCAACAACTGGCGCACCTCCATCATCCATAATTACAAACACGCTTATGCAATAAGAGAGCGTGTTGGATAACACAATAGTTTTTGTCGCAGACCGCTGCACAGAGTTATCGCCAAACGCTAGTCCGTTTGTGAAACCTGTTACCGCTG